ACGTTCTTTTTGTTTTTCTCTGGCTGCAGCTCTTGCTCCAGCATTAGGATCTGCACACACGGCAAAACTCGATAAAGGATAATTGATTGGGTCCAAACTTAATCTTTCTTAAAAACTTGAACCCTAAGAATTTAAGTAGTTTTAAATGTACTGTATTACGACAATCTACTACATTCCAGAGTAACGGTTCAGTACGACCTTCAATGAATCGTTTAGCTTCTCTAGCAAATGTAATAGGGTAATCATGAATAGCAGGTGTACATAACATCCAGATCTCTCCTGCAGGTCCAACTCCAGCCATTCCGGCAGTCTTGCCGTTAGGCACTGTGAAGTGTACACAGGATCGCTCCTGAGCGACTAAATGGGCATATACCATAGGATCTATCCCATGGCCCTCTTCAACCTCTCTACGGTCTTCTGGACGTAAATTAGAGGCCACCTCTATGGCAGCCTCAAATGTTATCGGGTGAATGTATCTAGACACGTTTATAATATTTGGTGGTATAATCTCCTTCCCAGCTCATTGAATGTAATGTAGCAGGTGTAGGATTAGTTGATTTTAATGATATATCAACATTCTTATTTCTTTCATATACTGGTATAGTTCTGACTTCTTCTTCTAAGTATGGTACATCACTAGCTTCATATAGGTTAGTATCTGTTGATTCATAGATCTCAGTATAGGGATCTTTACCTAATCTAGTTAATGTAGTTGCATAAGATCCTATCTTACCAAAGTTAAAGTTAAGTCTATGTAATGTAAGTGAAGCATTAACATCAGTTCTAGTTACTTCACCTTTGGTAGTACTAACGTATAGTGTAGGTAAGTCTACTTGATAATCATATAGATAACCTAAAATATAACCATTAATACTATTCTCAAAAGAAGTAGGTGTAGTAGTCCAATCTCCAGGTATAATAATATCATCACCATTAACTGTACATTTAGCATACCTACCAGTACCATCCATAATAACTAAAGAACCGTTAGGTGTTGTTACTTCACTAATCCAATCTACATCAGTAAGTATTGTTTCATTAGTATTAAGATCTAGTACACCACCAGTAACACCAGTTACATAGTTATCTAAATGTATTTGATAATTAATGCTATCTTTATTAATACTTAGATCTGTATTAGATTGTACTAAAAATATTTTCTGTAAGAAATGATCCTCATCTAAATAATAATAAACATCATCAATAATGAAATGATATAATAATTTATTATTTAATTTCCACTTAAACCATGCTGTCTGTACTTGTTTTTCTCCAGTATTGAAATACTTTAATCCATATATTGTATCAGTATCAGTCTTACCTAATAAGATGATTTGATTTTCTCTTGAATTAGTAATGATATCTATATCTTTAGATAGTAAACTAGGTACAATCTTTGATACTTCTGCTACATTAGGCTCACCTTCTCTTGTAATATTACTTAACTGATTCAATCTACTATACTTACCAGAGTTATCAATATACCCTACAGTAGTACCTAATGATATAGGAGGTATATTTACATTATAATTATAAGTTGATATACTTCTTAATTTAGCTGTATCAGGATTTAATACAGTATCATCAGAACTTAATAAGAATTGTTGATTACTACTAAATACAAGTAAACCAGTATTAATCTCTATACCATCAAATAAATCAGAAGGGAATGTAGAACTACAAGCTATATCTATAGGATCTACAGAACTTGTAGTTAATGCAGTCTCAGCCCAGAAGTCAGGGGAAGCTAACGTACCAGGTTTACATAAGACAACATTCTCTCCAGATAATACAGCTATTCTATTACGAAAGAATAATACCTTACTAATCTTTGATGAACCATCAGCAAATGAAGGTATAGGATTAGTAGTATTATCTCCTACTTCTCTATCTCCCCAAGTAAATTGTTTAATAAGGAAATCACCATCTGATTGCCGTTGCAATACATGAGGCATAGTAGCAGCATTAAAGCTCTTTACTATACCAGGTGCAGCACACTCGCTCCATGCACCAGCCCCCTCACCATTATCTGCAGTAAACTTTAGGTAGTAATCATCTTCATCAGACATTCTAGCGTTAGCTACTCTAACAATATAACCATCCTTACATTGATTAGGTAATTCAGTTACATCATTAGTAGTCTTCTGAATGACTCTCATTAAATCTAGTTCTCCTATTTCTATATTGAATGGATTATCACAAGAGAAAAATAGACCATTACCTATTATTTGTACATTTAATGGTTTAGGATTTAAATTATCAGCATCGTTTACATTAATACCAGTTAGTTCACCCTGCATACCACCTAATATAGTATCAGCAGTTATAGCAGTATCAGAGTCAAACGGTGTAGGTGTAGGTCTAGCCAGCTTAACATCAGCTATAAAATTAGCTGTTTCTACTTCCAATACTTCCACAGTATACTGAGCTTTAGTTGTATCACTTCCACCTGAGCCTCCTCCACCTTTAGCTTGATCTAATGTAACAGTTACTGTATCTCCTACAGACCAACCTTGACCACCATGTAATAAATCAATATCTCTATTATATGTACATTGGAACTGATCATTTTTATTTTCTACTGTACTTACTTGACCTAATGTAGTTAAACGAAATATTAAATCAGTAGCAGTACCACCTGTTGAAACTAGTACTGAACGTACACCATCATAAGAACCATCAGTAGATTCTACTAAACCTTGATAAGGTCTATCTCTACCATTTTGATTCCAGTCAGGATCTGATTCACTATTTACATGTACATTATCATTTAAAGTTCCAGTAGGAGCATTACATCTAGTTAACTGCCATTTTCCAAAATTTACTTCTCCAGCAAGTTTATAAGCTAATGTTATTATTGGTGAACCAGGTGTATGTTCAATATGAAAAGGTAATTCAGAATATTTTTTAGTTGTATAACCTGATGCTGTATAAGCAGGAGAACCATTAGCTGTATATTCTGGTATAACATGAGCTGTATTAGCATTCTTTAATGCTGTAACTACATCATCATAAATACTAGTAACTTCACCATTATTTTCTGTACCAGTAACTTGTTCAGAGATTAAAGTTTCACCTGTTAATATATTTTTTAATTTAAAATAATTAGTTTCATTAATAGTTGAATTTAAATCACCACCATGTCGAGAAGTAGTTTGTAACCAATACTCTTCAGAACTAGAATGATGTGAGTTTGTTAACTGATCGTAAGCATGATCATTGTTAAATTTAACAGCGTTATTTAATGTTAATGTTTCACTACCTCCATTAGACGTAGTAAATACTTGTGTACCTATACCAGGACATGAACCTGTATCTGCTCCCTCATCTAATGTATCACTTTTAATCTTTATTCGAGTAGCTCTTTTAAGAGAAACAGTTTCAGTTTGATTAGGTCTTGATACATTAAAACTATATTGTCTACCGTTTTCTGTTCTTCTTAATTCTATATACGCTTGGTTCTCTTGTTTACCAGTACTAATAGCTCTAGTATCAGTAGTACCTGTAGTAGTCACTACCTTACTTCTATTATTAAAGAAGGTAGTATCGTTAATAGTTAATGCTTGTATATCTTCTGTACCTGCACTTGCTGTTAAATAAGAAGTTATAGCTACATGATCACTATTAGATGCATCATATGCAGTATTATCTGTACCATACCATACAGTTTTCTCACTGCCATCATCACAGTCCCATACTCTAATCTTACCATCAGCTGCTACTTGTCCAATATATGATCCTTCTGTTTCATCTCTATAATAGTGAAACCAAGATCCTCCACTTTGTACATTAGCTAATGGATTAGTACCTACTCTCTTACTTCCAGGTCTTTTAAATAACCCATAAGTTACATCAGGTATACCGTTAACTATATTATTTACTTGACCAGGACTCTTAATATGATCAGGTTGTTCTGACATACCTCCTACATAAGTAGGTATAACTTGTGTAATTCCTGCCATTATCTTCTTAGATTTCTATGTGGTTGATATGTTTGATATACTGTATCATCTTCAAAACCAAACATACTATGATTACCTTGGTTACATTCATACTCCATACAAGCAGCCCTTGAGAGTCCCTCTTGTTGAGCTAATAGCTGAACTAGTTGAGGGTTAGCTACAAGCTGTGTAGCGGCCATTCTAGACGCTCTGTAGGTGATGTATCGTTGGAATACGGATGGTATATTTTCAAATTCATATAGAGTAACTACATCTAAATCTATCGTAGTAACATCAGACCAGTCATCTGTATGATCATATTTATCATATAGGAATCCATTTCTATTTACTACATCATATTCTCTTCTTGCCCATCCATCTGTAACATCTATCTTTAATACATTACTACCAATATTCC